TTTTAACTCATCCCGCAAGGCGACGTTCTCGCGTTCAAGGGTTTGTGCAAAGTAAATCGAAACGACTATTGCTGCTGGAGCCGTTTCCCACTTTGCTTCGTCCGTCCTCGGTGTATTACTAATCATTTCCCTTCTCCCTTTCTTTAAAGTTCCGCAATGCCACACCGTGTATCCCGGCGCGAACATCATTTTAAATTCTCTAATTCTTTTTCTTCACATAAGTATGGGGCGCACTTGGGCAGTCGTACCATTGCCCACCCACCAGCAATTGCCATCACTTCAACATTTTTTAATGTTGTTTCGTACAACCATTTTTTACCATTAAAACTGATTGGTCTTTTGTGATGATGGATGGCTAATATTTTTGGGGGGTTTTTATCCACCGTTCATCTCCTTAACGGCAACCGCCTTTCCGCCAATTTCCTCCACATACCGCTTCATGGTTTCTTTAACATTGGTATGCGCCGAATCTGTTGGCATGAACTTCGTAGTCAACAAATGCTTACCGCGCATCTTGAGATACGCGATTGCTTCCGACCGCTTGCGTATGTTGTATTCACTGCTCATTTTATTTTTTCCCAGGTTTTTGAAAAGGCTGATTAGCTGGATACCCTTTACCTCGTTTGCTTACTGCTGGTGAAGGCGGAATAAACCGCGCTTCTTTATGTTCTTTGCTGCCTCGTTTAAGGCTGCTCCATTTAGATGCCATTATTCATACCTCGCTCGTAGAGTGTCTATTTTTACAATGTACTTGCCGTGCCGTTCACTTTCTATCTGATGCTTACCGCCTCCTGGTAATTTGTTTTTAGGAACATTGATAGTCCGAATGACTTCTTCGTCTGGTGTGGAAGGAGCCTGGTATTTGCCGATAGTTATAACCGCGTCTGCTTCGCCTGGTTTGTCCGTTTTGCTTCCACGTAGAGCTTCCATACCAATGAATGGCGGGTCTTTCATCTCGTCTACACCTGCGGTTAGCTGGCTTGCAGCTATAACAGGGCCGTACTCCCTTGCTAGTTCCCTTGCCCATTTGTATAACTTTCCAAGTCGTAGGTCTTCACGCTCTTCTTTGTAAAACCCATTAACTTTATCTAGTTGATCAAAGATGATTGCTCCTGGTTGTACCTCTCTAAACAGGGCAGTCAGAGTACTTACGTGGTTGGTGTTGCCATCAGTAATCAATACTCTTTTTCTGTTGCCTCCCATATGAGCGTCATACTTAATCATTGCGTCTTTATGATCTGTCATTAGTTCTTTAGTAGTCAGCCCTAGTGAAGCTTGGACAACCCTAAAGAAGACGGTATCGCTTTTTTCTTCGTTGTTGACCCATACCAGCGGTCTGTTCATAGGTAATTGTGGAGCTATGAAGCTGGCTTCACTTGCAAGAAAGGTTGTTTTACCTACTTCAACCCGTGCTGCAATGATGATGAAGTCACCACTCCTAAGCAGTCCTAGAGACCTGTTAAGAGCCATTAGCCGCCACTCATACCCAGTACTACTAATACGATCTACAACACCGCTAATGTCAGGGACTACAAACAGTTCATCTTTGTCAATATACCGTTCTACAGCTCGTAATCCTTGAGTTGATAGAGCGTTAATAGCTTCAAGATCTGATCTACCATCGCGTGCTTTGTTGCACTCTTCCATGATTTGAGACAGATAATCTACTTCTATAAGGCTTTTGATTACTTCGTCATAAGCCAGAGTTGGCTTAAATGTTTCCATCTTTTTGATAGATGAACGTATTACGGTGATTTTGTCTGCAGTAAGTCTGATTGCGTAGGTAGCTAACAGATAACTTCCAAACGGTTCCCAGTTGATACTAGTAACACCTGGGAATGCTTTGTAATACTCCCCCATAGTATTAAGTATTGTTGCTGTTTCTGGTTGTACTACATGGTCTTTTATGTACTGCCTGTACTTGTGGTAGTTAGTGACAGACTCGGCACATAAGTGCATTACATCGAAGTCGATAACATTCTCCTTTAAATTGTTATTGAATTAATTTGTGATCTTAATTCTTTTACAGTTAATTCTTTTGGTTCTAATGGACTAGTAACACGCATTACTGTTTGTCCTGGAAGACAGAGGTATCTCAATCTTTCTTCTATCTTTCTTGCACCTTTATCACCTGCATCATCTGCATCTAACCAGATTACAAACTTTGCGTTTTTAGTACCTGTAAGGGTTAATCCTGTTCCGTTAGACATAGTAGTTTTAAGTAAAGCTATTGTTGTATGCGATGTATCCCTCCAGATACGATATGCACTAGCGTAATCTTCAGTAATAAATATAGTTGAACCAGTTGCAGGAAACCAAGCTACATCACTTGCATAAGCTTCTGCATAGTAAGTAGTGTATTTAGGTCCACCAGAAAATGACCTAAGTTGATACCCACTTGTATGCCCCATGTTGTTATTAATACTTAGACATAATTGCTGATTAGGAAGTTCCTGAAAATAATGAGCATCTGGTGGGTTGGTTAGTGGCTTTATGTGATGTTTATATAACCAGTTCAATATAACTGGATCTTTTACTTTAAATCGTTTATCACTTAGTTCTAAATACGGACTTCTAAAGACTCTAGGAGTATCAGAATCTTTATCAAACAGCCAGCGTCTAAGGTTTGTACCATCAGTATCTAAGTCACGAACAAACCCAGGCTCTTGGCAGTGATGGCAGAATGCAACTAGACCACCAACAACCCTCTTAACGTAAAGCCTGGATTTAGTGTCAATCCCTGCTTTACAGTCTCGATGGTTGTTTTTTGATTGCTGTCCTAAAGCTAAGTGCCCTCCATGCACTTTGATTTGTTCTCTATCAATCATGTTGTTTTAGTCCCATACACTTTGCGAAAGAGTTCCCGTGCTACTTTTTGATGTGTTTCGGTCAGCTTGTTGATGTATGTAAGCTCTACTGCTGAGAGCAATGTATAACCAAATGCCATCTTTTTACAGATAGACAAAGTTGAACGGGGAGACATCGTAAGTCCCAATTGACCTGATGTATACCCTTGTCGTATAACATTTACAAAACGAACAAGAGCTTTTGTATCTGCTTTGTTTCTTAAAGGGAATTTATTTTGTATCAAATCTATCTCAACATCTTCTTTGAGATATTCAAACTTCATAGCAGTAGTGAACCTATCTAACGTTGCTGTGTTCTGTACGTTAGTACCACTATGAGCACCTGTATCATCACCCTGTCCTTGAGTGTTGCCAATCGCTACAATCCTAAACTGTTGGTGAGGAGTAATAAATTTTTCTTCAGCAGTTCCAGGCATTTCTTTAAGGAAGAGTTTGCCATTCTCTTCTAGAAGCCATTGCATACCCATAGCAATCTCTGGAGGAGTTACATCCCACTCATCCCAAGCTACTACTGCACCGTAGCGTACAGCTTCTGTTACAAGGCCATCTGCCCACCCTGTAGAACCATCCTTGGCAGTTACACTACCAAAGACCATAGATGAGTCCATGTCTCCAGTGCTGTTTATACGAATGAATGGACGTTTTGTATGGGCACAGAGCTGTTCAAACAGAGAAGTTTTGCCTACGCCAGTTGCACCGTATGCTAGGATCTTCTCATTCATTTCCCAACCATTTAAGATATTAGTAACATGATCCTTATCAAGGTAGTACGTAGGATCTATCTTTGGGATAAAGCCCCTGATCTTTTCATCCCAATCATCTTCATTAAATACTGTTACTACAAAGTCTTTGTCTGGTGAAAACCTGACAGCAGTACCAAAAAGTTTAGTAGCAAGCATTTGATTAGGTTTAAGATCACTTGCAGTTATTTTCTTTACAGAAGGAATGCTTGAAGCTGCTTCTGCAAGATCTACAAATGCTTCAGAAAGAGTACTAGGTGTAATTGCTTCTGCCTCTAATCGTTTAGCCATAGCTTCTTTAATTGCTATTTTAACCAAGTCTTCTACAGGAACTACTTTAGAATCAGTGCTCATTAAACAATTTCCTCTCTATAAGTTCTAATAACTTTTGGGGTATATCTGTAGCAGTACTAACTACTGAATTATCTTTGTAAAAGTCAGTAACTGCATTTGAACATAAACCCAACCCATAAATTTCTACTTTCTTTTGTTGCTCTATCTCTTCTATTACTTTTAAAGTTAATTCTGATAGACCAGAAACACCTCTTGATGCTGCTGGTTGCCCATCTGACATCACAATCAAAAGCCGTTTCTTTTCCCTGCGTTTTAACAGCCTGTCATATGCCCACAAAATACATTCACCATCAGGATTACCAAGCATTGAAGCACTTGATGCTCCAATGTTTTTAACAAGCTCATTTTCAGATAATTTTGGCTGTGTAAATGGCTTATAGACATACATTACTGGAGGGCAAGTACCGGTATATGCGTCTGTAAATCCTAGTATTTCCAGAGGAACTTGTAACACCTGGAATACATTGTTTAGCAGAACTGCAGCTTGTCCAGCGTATAAGACTTTATCTCCAGCCATACTGCCTGACATATCAATGAGAACAGTAACAGCAGCATTTAGTACTGTGCTGTTTATCTTGTTCTTAAAAACACGTTCAGAAAAACCAGGAGTCTTAAGAACAATCCTTGATAGCCTGGCTTGGTCTAACTTGCCTTTTTTAACACCGTATTCGTATTTAACCCTTGCTCGTATTTGAATCAACCGCTTTACTTGTTGAGCAAAGTTTTCACTTACAGATACTTCGTTTTTTATTCTGGTTTCAAAAGCATTGCAGTAAAAAACAGCAGCAGTAGAGTCTGTGTCAAGTTGTGCAGATTGTATTAAATGTGTTGATGAATGATTGTAGTAATCTACTACTACAAAGTCATCTACTGGCGTTATTTCCCAGCTTCCACTATCAAAAATAACGTCATGCTCTAATCCAACCTTACTCATGTGTCCATGATCAAGATCGTGAGTAGTTACTAACTTACTTGCTAAGTCTTTTATTTCTACTTTTTTGATACACCACTCTTCGTCTTCTTCCTTTTTAAGTGTTCCTTCTTTTGCTTTTTTATCTGTTTCTTTGCTTTTCTTTGATTTGTCTTCTTCTTCTCCTTTTCCTTTCTTTTCTTCTGTACCAGATTCTTCTTCCAAAAGCTTTTCACGTTCTTCTTTGTCAGGATCTCCACCTAAAGCTCTAAAAATGTCCCGTGCTAACTCATAGGACAACTTAGTACCTTCAATTTTGCGTGGTTCTTCCTGGCAAGCTATTAACCTTGGAGTAAATACCTCAAGAATCTTTTCAAACTTCTTGTTTCTTGGATATGTTTCTCCAACAAGAGCACAGCTTGGAAATAAAGGCCCAGAGACTTCACAGTCCCAACGAATTAATGCAAGGATAGCTACAGATAGAGGTGTGTCATCTGTATTGTTCTTAAGAACTTTCTCCAAAAGTCTTGGAGTAGTCTTATCCCACAGTTCCCTAAACCCGCTATAGCTTTCAGCTTCAAGGGCATTGACTCTGGAGTCTTCTATGATGTTCCACAGCAATCCAAGAGTACTTGTACTGGGGTTTATTTTCTTTTCTTTAAGAATTGCAAAATCAGAATACTCATCGTGAGCTACTTCATGGTCAGTACTGGACATGATTTCTTCCAGTTCATCGACGGTCATCTTGGCTGTAATCTTAGGTAGAAAGATTGTTTTTCCATCATGTCTGGGTTCATTTTTATTCTCAAACACTACTCTTAGATTACTCCTTCCTGCAGAGGCTTTGATGTACCTCATTACTTCAAGGGATCGAGTGAGCATTTATGCCTTTATTTTAAATTTTAAGGTAATTTCAAGTAAGTCATTGTAAAGAGACTTTTTTTCTTCAACTGTTTCACATGAAACATATTGGCTTGAGAATGCTTTTAGAGCGTTCTTTGCCAATTGAAACGCGCTACTAGTAACTTTGTGGTCTTTCAAAGCTTCTTGAATTGCACTTTTACCTTTGATGTGCCCATTGTCATCAGACAAGCTAATCTCATGCTTCATAGCTCCCAAGACAATGCTCTTAGCACTACGCCAAGAGGTAGGCATAGAGGTCATGCCGTACTCTTTCTTTATGAGTAGTTCTACAGCTTTAAGCTCTTTTTCAAAGTCTTTGCGCGTCGCGTAAGGAAACGATGCTGTCACCATCTTAGTCCAGGTGTTTTCTGAACTAGCTTCAGAGGCAAGTGCATTTGTTGCAGCTTCATATAAAGCTGAGTCATGCGTAGTCATTTCTACTCCTTAATGGGGTTTTGCATCTTCTTTAGTTGATTTAATCATACCAATCTCAGTACCATTCTGAAGGATCTTAAGATCCATAGTTACTTGCAGTTTTGTCATAGCCCAGCTCAAGCTCTCAATGTAAGCTGAAGCATCACCTGGCCCCATAAATGGCACACAGATTTCACCATCTTCTAGTGTTCCTATGATCACTATTGGAAAAATATTACTCATGTCCTCTCCAAAAGCAATAAGGACGATTTGATTCTACAAATTCCCAGTTATCGTCTTGAAAATACCACTGTCCATTTATATAAAATGACATAAAAGTATATTTTTCTTGAGGAAATGTTGCTCTTTCATACCATCCATATCTATAAGGCTTATTTAACCCAGAATACCATTTAGTTTTAGTCAATTTCTTTCCTCCTTTTTGAAGTAAAAACACTCCCTATAAGTTACTAAAAACATTTAATAACTTATAAGAATTTTTTTACATTTTGTAGTCAAGGAACCGATGAAATACTGAGTTCCATTTCATTTGGACATCCACAGGAGTTGACAGTTCCTGGGAAGGATCTTCCATCTCATTAACTATTGCTACAGATTCTTCATCTGCTGCAATCTCATCCTCTTCTGGGATGTCTGATTCGTTAATTGCTACATACTCTATTCCAATGTCATCGTGTTCTGTGCATTCAATAAATACCATTTCTGTACTCCCTTTCTA